GTAACGCTGCATGATTAGCCATTAAATTACCAACCACCTCGGGAATAGATAACAATGTTTTTTCAAAAGCTAAATTTATAATTTCTTCTTTCTCTTCTTCAGTAACCACAATCTCCTCCTATCTAAAACTGTTTGTGTTTATAGAATACCCTGCACCATAAGGTGACTTAGCTGCAGTTCTTACATAAACAGGTTCAACTTGATTTGCTGCATTAAGTATAACTAAATCAGCGTATGAAATCTTTGCAATCAGAGCAACCTCAGAAAGTACTGCTCTTCCATATTCCGGAGCCAGACGAATTGCTAAATTATATATCATTGGTTCTTCATAGTAACTGGGAAATACAAGCATATCAGTAGTTAAGCCAAATGAACCAGATTCAGTAAAAGGTTTAAAACTATCAAGATAAAGTGTTTCAGCTTTATCAGGGACAGGATAAAGATAAATATTACCTAATGGATAAGAAGGATGAAAGAATAAACTATAAGGTCTTGAGGAGTTTGTTTTAACTGAAATACTTCTATATCTACCTTCTGAAATAAGATCAACAGGATGAGTTGTTCCACTATTATCAAGAATATAAGCACCAATAACTTGGTTAGGTCGAGCAGTAGTAATATCTCCACCAGATCCCCAAGTATATGTAGACTTTCCTGATGTAAGTGTTACATTTTCTTTTACTGTCGCAAATACATTAGAACTTAATGCTCCCCAAGACCTCAGCATGCTTTGCAGGGCAGACAACGCCTCGACTTGTCTGGCAGTCTCTATTGTTTCTCCGCTACTTAAAGCTCCAATTTTACGAAGACTCGATTCTAATAGTTTAGATACTAACATTTACTGTACCTCTTTTACAGAAAGGTCAATTTTTGACTTTATTCCTTAAACAACTTCTTTTGCTTTACTGTTTTCCCTTCACTCTTTGCACCTTCTTCAACCTTCTCAGTCTCTTCAGGTTCTTTAACCTTCTCAACTTCTTCAATCTCTTTATCTCCCTCATAGTATTTTTCAAGTCCAGGTAAAAGCGTACACTTCCCAGGATGATCAACCCAACCTTCTTTGATAAGTTGATCAAAAACAACTTGCTTTTTAACAATCTGACCCTCTGGATGATCCTTATGAAACAACCAAACAGGATCAAAATTTTCAAGAATCTGTACTACTTCCTCTTCGCTGTAAGTTTTACCTGATCCTAATAATCTATTATTTGAAGCCATTTTATATTCCTCCTCCTTCTAGTATTTTCCATACCTGTCCAACAACCAATGGACTGTATGCTTTACCAACAAGTAATTTTATTAAAGAAGTTTCTTCAACAGTTATTTCAACAGGATCAACTGCATTTTTTATTTTTACTGCCAGTTCCCATCGTTTGAGTTTTTCTTCGCCTGCTAACTGTGCCTCATCATTGTATGTAGCAAGTAAAGCTTCAATACACACTCCACGTACTGTAGCAAGTTTTCCTGGTTGTGAAGGAATAGCCTTTCCTTCAAGATCTAACAATTCTTTTCCTAATAATAGCTGCATTTTCCCTCCTTTTGTTGTGGAGAGGAACCGAAACCCCTCTCCGAGTTTATTAACAAGCTAATTTAGTATACACTGCCAAGAGTCATTCTACGCCAATTCGCATCTGCTATAGTATTAGCAGCTAAACAAGCATAAAAATAAGTATCATCCTGAGCAATTTCATTAGCAACACCAACTGTTCCATCAACACCAGCAACCTCAGTTCCAAGAAACGCAGCATCTACAGAAGTATGAGTTCCGTTTTCTGCAAAAGCAATCGTATCACCAGCAACACCTTTTGTCTTTGCAGCAAATAACTGAGTTGTATCAGTATTTGTAGTTGCCGTTACTGTTGGATGTACTGCAGCACACTTATAATCCGTATCAGCAGTTCCTGTATGATTAACTGCTGACAGGAGGTTATCAAGTGCTACAGCAGCAGATCCTCCAATCAAAACCTCACCTTCAGTAGGTGTTTTCCTACAGACGCTACAGCATTAATAGGTGTTTTATCTGTAGTAGCAATTGAAGTTGAAGGTACAAACGACACAGCAGCCAACGTAGAAAATGCACCAGTTCCTGGTGTATTAGCTCCAATATCTGTACTGTCAATTCCACCTGTAACAGAAGTATTAGGTACAAGTGTAATAGCAGGACTACCTGTTGAAGTATCAAAGACAATCATATCAGCTGCAGAATCTTTAATACTAAGCGCATCAGCCATATTCGTCTTCAGCGTAATATTATAAACTCCAGTCCCTGCTGTAGACATGTCAATACCCTTACCAACCAAGACAAGGTCAGTACCAAGATACATCTTTTTGGCTACACCAATACCACCCGCAAATTTCACAGAAGCAGTATCAACTGCTGTAGCTTCAGTTGCGTCACTGAAAGCTGTAACACCACCAGCTATTGTAAGAGCATTGCTTCCATGAGTAAGAGTAACATCTCCATTATCAAAGTTAATTACTGCTCCACTTGCGAGGAACAAATCGCTCCAACGCAAACTAACAGAACCAAGTGCTTGACCATCATCAGATGAAGGAGCAACTGCCGTAGCCGTTATAGAAGTAGAACCAGTAAAAGTTACAGTTCCACTAAACGTAAGAGGATTAGGAATCGTTACATCCTCTGCCACATGTTCAAATATTCTATCGAGGTAAGCCATTTTAGTTACCTCCCTAACCCCAGAGCCTTGTAGCCAGCTCCGGATAAAGTGTCTTAACACCATAAAGAATATCAAGACGGATTATTTCTTCGTCTGCATCTATATCATACTGTTTCACCACACGAATACTAAGACCAGCATCAGTATCTGTTTCTCTTGCACCCCAAACATTAGCAGGCATTTCAATAGGAACTGTAACCAAAGCAAAAGCATTAGGATGAAAAACCAAATTCTGAGGATATGCTGTAGCTTCTGTTCCAAGAAAGGTTACTGCTGCACCTGATACAGGATATGCACTAATCGTTTGATACGGGGCATCAAGTGTAATAGAAGGAGAAACCTTAATTGTTATATATCCACTAGCATCCGCAGTCGCATCTTCCGTTACAACAAACCTACGAAGAACACCAGTACTTGCTCCCGACATAGGATTAACTGCGTAAACAGCAGCGATTGTAAAGATATCACCTTTCTCAATTGTACTTGTACTTGTATCCCAACCTTCAGTAACAACCTCAGTTGCAGTTGCACTTATAGTAGTTTTTACTATTGAAGTTGCAGACGTAGTAAATATCCCAGTCGTATGACGAACAACATTCTGATCAGCATACAAATTCAGGTTAGCAATCTGACCAAGCCATCCTTTCGTCATAATATCTTTTGCAACTTGCTGAGCAAACGTACCTTTAAGACCATCAGCCAAAGACCAGTTAGCAGCAGGATTAAGTATTCCAACTCGAGTATCACTCGGAACAGCCTCATCATCCAATGCCTGCTGGCAATCTCCAAGAACTGCAAACGTTGCAGGAGTAGTTCCAGGAACACCTCCGTAGTTGTAAACATCTGTATACAACCCACAAAGATCAGCATCAACTTGATTTCCAAGAGCATTAGCAGCAGGAGAAATATACCTTTTGCTATAATCTTCAATGGTTGTAGTTAGATCAACAGAACTAAACGCCCAGGACACATGCGCCTGAACGGACATCGTGATAGAGGTTGAAGGTTCACTAAGATCCGTATTCGATCTTGCTTGAGCTTTAGAAGCCCTAAATTTATTAGGCTTACGAACTGTAATAGTCTGCCCAACCTTGACAAACTCGTTCTTGTAAGCCGTATGTACATGCCTCGCCATTGCAAGATGATTCGTCAACTGCATCAACGTTTCCTTTGCAATGATTGTAGGGGTTAATAGTGTATTACTTGAAGCCATTTTCTTTACTCCTTATTAGATTCTCGCCAAGCTCGATACTCCTTTGGAGACATCTTAAGTGGATCTTTCTCACTTACACCTTCAGCCTTCACAGAAACTATAGGGGCAGGCGCTTTAGTTAGTTTCTTTTTAACTGGAGTAACTGATTTATCTGGTGAAATTCCTTCTCCTTTAGTTGCAACATTAGGTTTAGGTATATTCGCAGCTATCTCCACTTCCAATTTTCCAATTTCTCTTGCAGCTTTAAACGCTGACATCTCACCAAGTTCTGCAGCAACTTCTGGATTCTGACCAAGATAATACAAAACTTCTTCAGCAATGTCTGATAAAAGGATGGTTTCAATCATATCCTGAGTTAAAACTAAGTCTTTATCAAAAACAAGGTCGTCATAATTATCATACTTATCACGTCCCTTATCAGCAATAGTTTCTAACTCTTCTTCAACTTCATCCGCAGTTTGCTTTTCGTTTATTTCCTCAGTCTCAGTGGTAACTTCTGCCTGCCGCAAATTTAATTTTTGCTCAACTTTCCAGTCCGTCAGTGCCTCAAGATATGCTGGCGTATCTTCATAATCTTCAGGATCTGGTTTATCTGTTGCTGGAACTGTAAGTTGCAGTTGTTTAAGTTTACCTTCTGCTTCACGGCGTTTAGTACGCTCGTAATCCAGATCTCTTTCTGCTGTTCGCCATCTTTTGGTAAGTGTGCCAATACGTCTTTCCACTGAATCTTTTGCAGGTGTTTTTGCAGCCTCAGCTTCAGCTTCTTCTGCTTCTTCTGCCGCAAGTTCTTCCTCACTTAATTCTTCACCTGATTTTTTCTCTTCTCCTTCAACTTTCTTCTCAGCTTCTTCAGCCGGTTTTTTACTTTCTTCTTCGGTCGCAGTTTCTTCAGCAGTAATTTCATCCGCTTCAGTCTGAAGTGGTGTAGTAGAATCAACAGACATTAAGTTTGGATTATCCACTCCATTAATTACACCACCTTCTACTTGTTGTACTTCTTCTATAGATTTTAACATAACGCAAGCCTCCTTATGACTTGATAAAAGCAGTGATTTCTCACTGAGTTAAAGGATTAATTATTTTAAGAAAGGTCAATATTTGACCATACCCCTTACTTCTTTTCCCGCATATTTCTGTATTCTTTCGGGTTCATCTTCTCTGCAGGTTTAACTGTCTTTGGTTCTACAGCAACCTGTTCAATCTGCAATTCAACTGTATAACGAGTTTTCTTATCTCTATCTGTACTTTGCGTTTCAGACTGTCTAACTTCTGTAACACTCGCTTCAGCTTGAACAATAACTTTATCA